TCATAATCTTGCTGTATTACGTTTCACTTCGGCAATGTCGGCCTGCATCTGTTTGATAGGTTTGACAATTTCGCCTGTGTTCTCTCTGATTTGCTGTAACTCCAGATAGGAATTGGCCAGGATGGTACGTGTCTCGTCGGCAATGTTGTACAGACCGGTTACTTGTGATGTCAGGGAGCCGATGGAACCTCGCAGTTCGGTAATAGCTACCGTTTGCTGCTGTTCTGCCGTCTCAATACGAAGATTGGACTCATACACGGCTGTAAACCGCCCACTCAGTTCCCCGGCATCCTCGTGCGTCATTTCTGTACCGAATCCGCGGCTGGAGGCCGACTGCTGGGAGCTGCTGCCAGCCTTGTCGTATCCGGTAGCTGCGGCAAGTTCATCCCGTAGTTTCAATGCTTCATTCACGTACCCCATATATTCGTTTTGGAGTGAATTACGTTCACTCTCACTCAGGTTTCCGTCCTTCATACTTTCACCGAATCTGTTCCACCAGTCTTCCAGCTTCTGGCTGTACATGTTACCGATTTTATCTGAAAGCATGGCACGCATAAAGTATTCTGATAGGTTATCCGCAAAATCTTCCGCCGATGCATCCATATCCATAAGGGTATCGATGAAACTATCATACATGGAATCAAAACTTATTCCGGTAAGCTGTTCGAAAAGTCCCTCTTTCAGTCCTTCGAGGTTTCCGGCCAGATCTGCATATTCATCTAGTGCATCAACGACAGCATTTCCATAGCCTCCTTTTCCTGAATCGGCCATTTTCTGCCACAAGTCTACATTCTGACGTAATAAGTCCATCTGCTCCGGCGACATCTGCCACAAGGAATCTGTACCTGTGAATTCTGCCATGACATTTTCTCGAATCCATTGTATGTCACTTTCCGACCAGCCCATGTAATAGGCCCAGCTATGATGCTTACTGTGATAGCCAGCATTTGCCTGCGCTTTTGCAAGGACATTCTTGTTGTATTCCTCCTGATACTTGATGGCTTTATTGTACTCTGCTACGGATTTCTCGCTTCCCTTGCTGGACTTCATTTCTTCCGTAAGGGATTCGATGGCAGACTGCAACTTTTCGTTTCTGTCCGTGAGTCTGTTGATGGTATCCTGCACCTCTTTTTCGTTTCCTCCAATACCGAAAAGTTTGCTGAATCCGCCGAAAGTCAAAGTATCCCATATTCCACCTACAGACTTAAAGACACTACTGAATATGTTACCTACGAAACCATCCAGCCCCTGTGTCCCGATAGCATCTAAAAGAGAAAATGCAGCTCCAATTATACCTCCAAGTTTCTCGCTCTCTTCTGCAAATATGTCTACTATATTTCCGGCCAAATCACCGACCTGAGAGAGTGAAATTTCAGAATTTGAACCAAGCTGGGTAATGACGTTCGACAATGTGACAAGGTTGCTTGTCGTTTTATCTGTCGACTTTTGTACATTGACCTGAGCGTTCTGCTGTCTTTTTTGGGCATCATTCAGTTTCTTCGTGGCCGCTTCCTTCTGCTCATCTGTTCCGCTTCTCATGGCTTCGTTGTATTCCTCCTGAGCTTGTGACAGTTCTTCCTGTGCCTTGGCTAATTCGCTTAACTGTTTGGGTAGGTCGGCCAGCAATCCTCCTTTGTCGATAAGGGTTGACTGGATGTTGCTTAAAGCCTCGTCAATGACCTTCTTCTGGTCAACAGCCATATTCTTGTATTCTTCGGAGTTCTTGAAGTCCCTAAGCTGCTGCTTTACCTTGTTCAGGGACTTTTTGGATACCTTGTCCAAGTCACCGAAGATAAGTTCCCAGTTGATTCCCTGTTTCAGCTTCTCAAGATCAAGGGAGGAGAGTGCCTTATCCATTTCTTTCTGGAGTATGTCCTTGTCTCCCTGGGTAGTGGCTTCCGAGATTTTACGGGTGTACTCGGCTATGATTGCATCACGTTTCTGCATGAACGTACCGTAGCTTTTCAGGTAACGTTCGTTGGCCTCGATTGCAGCTTGATTTTCAGTTTCTGTAATTTCGGTCAGACCTTTTTCACGCGACGTCATGGCATTAGACGCACGACTTCCTAATACTTCCCGCTGTTCAGACGTAAGCTTTCCTCCTTGCGCATCTTCCCATTTTTTGCGCTGTTTCCTAATTTCATCGATTTCTCGCTGGTAATCCAGCTCAATCTGTCTGCGCTTCTTTTCAGAACCTTCTTCCATCAGGTTGATTTCTTCCTGCTGATTTGTTCTGCGAAGCTGAAGGAGTTCTTCTGCAACCTGTTGCTGCTCTTTCTTTTGTCGCTCGGCATCTTTCTTCGCATTATTCTCTTGTTTGGCCAGAGTGTCTCCTGTTACACCACCGAGCGATTTATATGATTTTTCTGCTGCTTCCAACTCTTCTACAGCTTTCTTATAAGCAGATTCAGTGCCTTTTTTAGCATCCTCTACGGCCTTTAATTTTGCTTCGTAAACAGCTTTTGCTTCTTTATATGCTTGCTGATACGTCTTTTCTGATGCTTCTCTTTGCGATTCCAGGCCAGATATGGTGCCGTCAATCCCTTTTAACGCTGCTTGCGCATTATTGAACCGTATTTGAACGTCAATAGGAATTGTTGCAAAAGGAAAATTCTTAATTTTTTCTTGCTCTTCCTGCAATATTTGTCTTGCTATATTGTATTCGCGTATAATCTGCTCACGATTACTTCTTGCTTCCATCAGCTTGACTTCAACAGGTTTCGAGTTTTCCTCTGTTTCCTTTTTCAGTCGATTATATTCGCTCAAGGCTGATTTCCACTTGTTAAGATTTGCTTTTGCTGATTCTATTTGTGAAGCGATTAGTGGGGCACCTTGCCCCGCATTTTTTAAAGAAGCATTTAATGATTTTATTTTCTCCTCCCATTGTTGAATATTCTTTAGTATGTTTTCATAACTGTTCTTGTCTCGTTCCTTATTCAGTTCTTTATTTGCTTCTGCAAGATTGAGTACAGCCAGTTGTTCACGGGTATAAGCAGAAGAAAGTGCAGGAGAATACCTTTGTAGTTCCTCATAGGCCTTTATCTTTGAAAACTCGGTTTCTGTCTCATCTTGGATAACGCGTATCAGCTCTTCTATTTTTTTCTTGCGTTCCTCTTCCTGATTCGCAAAATTCTTTTGTTCTTCATTGAATTTTTGTTGTGCCTTTTCCGATGCGGTTGTGCTGTCATGAAAGGCCCACATTGTAGCAACAAGCCCGGCAAGAACCGTAGCTACCAGGACATACGGGTTGGCTTTCATAACCGTATTCAAAGCCTTTTGTGCTATCATTTGAGCTTTGGTAACCAAGATTGCAAGTTCCATTCTGGCCGTTAATGTATCCTGAGCTATTCGCACTACAATAAGAGCGGTTTTGTATGTCCCGTATGTAGCAATCAGTCCTATCAAAATCTTACCAACAGTTTCATAGTTCTCAATAAGACCTTTCAATCCTGAAATACCTGCAGAAGCAATTCCCTGAGTATCTTTTCCAATCTCATTCAACATTGTATCCCAAGCATCTCCAAGGTTACTCAACTGACCTGTAAGAGACTTAGACTGTTCTTGCATCAGGTTATAATAGATTCCTGATTCACCAGTCATATTTTTAAAGGCCTGTTCTACTTCTTTAAATCCTACCTTGCCTTCCTTTACTAAACCTGAAACTTCATCTTTTGTCACACCAAGCACTTTTGCCAGTTCCTCGTAGATAGGAATACCACGTCCTGCAAACTGACGAATATCGACAGCATAGGCCCTTCCTTGTGTCCTTAATGTGCCATAGAGATAGGCTATTTCACTAAGCTGGGAGCCAACACCGGCGGCTACATTTCCCAACATTACAAGCTCATTACCCACATTCTCAGCTGACGAGCCGTAAGCAATCATTTGCTTGGCAGATGATGCCACCCCTTGAAGGTCGAAAGGTGTCTTTGCGGCAATATCCACCAGTTCCGACATCAGTTTATCTGCTTTTTCCTTACTTTTCAGCATGGTTGAAAAAGAAATTTCAAGCTGCTGGAATTGTCCTCGTACATTGACAAGTTCTGTGACAAAGTTTTTCAAGGCAGTTACTCCACCTATTACACCAAGTACTTTGGTTAAGGAAACGGACATCTTTTCATTTGCTTCGACCGTTTCGCCGGCTTCTTCCTTAAAGGCTGCATATTCATCCTTCAGTCTCTTTACTGAAAGACGGGCTTCAGCCTGCTGTTGAGTCAAACCAAATAAAGTAGCTCTTTCTTCATCGAGAGTCTTCTTTGCAGATTGGTATTCTGATAATAAGCCTGCAGCTCCCGTCGGATTTCTTTTTAAAGCTGTTTTATAAGCATTGCCCAACCGCTTAACATCATGTTCTACGTCTTTGACAACTCTTTTCTGGTCAATAATTTTTTGAGTAAAATCATTTACAGATTGTGAGGCATTGTAAATATTGGACTTAAAGTCTTTCTCCATTACAGCCCCTGTCTTAGCCGCCTCGGTCACCAGCCCCATCATTTGCTGACGGGTGGATGCTAGTTGCGTTTCTAAAGCCTTGGCTGCTGCCGGAGACTTGTTTACGTCCATCTTCTTTAGCTGGGCTTCCAGCTTACTAATCTCATTACGAAGTTTTATAACCTCATCATATTGTGCGCTTACGCGGAATACAAGTGTAGCCATATATTAAAAACTGAATATTAATCGTTTGAAATTACACCTCAATTCATTAATATTCAGTTTTTACGATGATTAATACCAAACAATAAACCTATTGTTGCGTATTTGTGTTTTTTCGATGTCTTATTCTACCATTAGCGTACTCTTTTCGCTTATAAATGTGAGTGTTATCACCTGTTTCTAATATTGTTTTTATTGCTTTTTCAACCCATTCTTTACCAAATTCTTTATATCTGTTTCGCAAAGCATATTGAGAGAGATTTAGCCGTTGTGCCCAATCATGTATCGTTAGAGATTTATCGCCAACAGTTATAAAGTTGGATTTATATTTTTGCCTTACATTTTCACTTAAAGTTACCCATCTGCAATTATTGGGCTCATAATTACCATTTGAGTTTATTCTGTCTATTGTAAGATTATCTTTATAACCGTTTTCTATTGCCCAATCGCAAAACTTCTGAAAATCATTTAGCCATTCATCACAAACACTGACACCTTTTTTACCATAATTTTTATATGCTTTTCTTGTGGAATTGCAACAGCGTTCTTTCATTTTAGACCATATATTATATAGTCTTGTGTTTGTCTTACCGTGTTTTGAATTTGCTTTTTTAGTTCTTTCAATTTGTAAACATCCGCAACTTTTAGTTATACCACTATGTAAATTGCATTCTCTGGCGACTATCATCTTACCGCAATCGCATTTACATTTCCATAATGCAATGTTATTACTTGCAAATCCAACATGTTTTAAAGCTATCAATCTGCCAAACCTTTGACCTGTAATATCTTTTATATCAAGCTTTGAACATCCACAACTCTTTGTTATCCCATTTCTCAAATTACTTGAACGAACAACACAAGTTTTTCCGCAATCGCATTGGCAAAGCCACTTGAAATGCTTGTCTTTATCATCAGGTTTTCGTTCTACCTGTTTTAAAACGACAAGTCTGCCAAATCGCAAACCTGCCGTTATTTTAAATGCTTCTCTCATAATTAAGCTGCATCTTTACCCAAAAACTTATTTACGAAATAAACTTGACCTTTACCTGTTACTTTTGTAGTTGTAGAAACAAGTATCGAACCATCAGGCTTGTTTATTGTCGTCTGCTTCAGTTCAAATAACCCTAAATCCATAGCCTTTTGTGTGGGCTGGTTGTAATATTGACCTTTTGAGCATAAGTAGCCATTTTCACGCATCCAAGCGAACAAACGGTTCTGACCTATATTCACGCCATTCTGCTGCAATATTTTTGCAAGCTCGGCTACCAAGCATGAGCGTTGAGAAGTTGAAACAGCATCAGCAAACAGGACTTTAGGTGCATTGGACTTTATTGTTTGTTCTGCAAGTTCTGCCTTTTGTTCGGCTTCAATTCGTTTCTGCTTTTCTTCTTTCAAGTTGGTTGCAAGTTGGATTAAGAAATCGGGAGATGTCAAAGCCTTTTCGAGCGTTTCTTGTGTCATGTATGCACCATGTTTGCGAATTGACGGCAGAACTTCGCTTGTAACCCATTTACGAAATGGTTTTGCTTTTTCACTATCACTTCTTATTATTACATCATACAAACCGCTTTCAGTTATAAATGTAACTTGTTGATTTCTACCCATACTGTCGATGGTGTCCATTTGGCGGACATCATCTTCTTCAAGCCTTGACCTGACATTTCTTGCGTTAGCAATGCCTATGACGCTGCATACATCTGCCAAGCAAAACAACGGTTCTTCATTCTCATTCATAGCAATTCTTACTTTTCCGAACTGCTCATTTTGGAAAATCTGGATTTTATTCATACTTTTGTCCCAGTTTGAATTTAACTTTATCCCCATTGGCGCCTCGGTCATTTTCGCCTTTGGGGATTTTATTTTGACCGAATTAGTAGCAAGCTGGGATTTGAACCCATGCACACCTGAATGTCTTGCCTTGACCTGTCACGCCTGACATATAAAAAGGCAAATCTTAAAAGAGGTCTAAAGTGGCAGTTTACCCCTTGAAAGAAATGCCTTGAATATCCTTGTAACGCAACTGCCACGAAGCGCATTTCGTTCTAAGGCAAAGTTACCAACCGCCAAATGTTTGTCCTAAAAATTGCCGTAATCAGAACAAACATTTGGCTGATTGTTTCAAAATAATCGTGTGTGAGAGTTTGAATTGCTTTATATCTCTGTCATGCGAGTGCCTATGTTGTCACTTATACTTTCAATTATGTATTTGTCGGCAAGTTCATTAAGCATTTCGCCTGCTTTACAAAACATTTCTGTTGTCTTTTCGTCAGGTTCTCTATATATCAAATAGTGAAGTGAGAAAAGGGTATCTATAACATCTTGAACCTTACCTTTAAAATATAAGGCTGCTCGTGTGTTTTCGCTTATTGGCATATTTGTTATTCGGTCTGCAAGGTTATGGCTATGCAACTCTTTTAACATTTGAGCCCTTTCTTCATTGTAACTTATTTCTTGTTTTGCCATTTTGCTTTGATTTACGATTGTTTCCATCTTTATATATGTTTTATTGTTACCATTCTTTTACTTGTTCTTTTAACTCATTGAATTTACCGTTTTTCAGAAGTTCAACTTCGGTATGAAAGTTTACATCTGTCAAACGATACTCTATTAAAGCACGCTTATAATCGTTGCCTTTCTCGTATGCCGATATAATTCTTTTCATCTGGTCGGCTGTTAACCCCCATCCATTTTTACGGTTAAGGTTTCTTGCTCTATGCATATCGCTTTCTCTTAGTTCTATCTTTGCCATAATTACATCATTTTATAGTTTTTATTTACTGAAACAACTTCAATACGAGCATTTAATAATGCTACTAATTTTTCATCAAGATTCTGAAATGCTGATTCAAACTTATCAAACAAATTATTATAGTTGACTTCATCATCATTACTAACTATATCATCTACATTGTTGTATAAATCGCTTAATGCGGCACGGCATTTCATTAACATTTTTGTTTTTTCGCTAATCTGAATACTGCTTGCATTCATTACCATTTCTGTGCTCATAATTATGCTATTTTTATAAGGTTACACTTCTTGAAACAACGCCATTCTTCTTTTTCGCAATCGAAATACACTTGACAGTTATCTGCTGTTTTCTTTGTCCCCTTTGTTTCAGGTATTCTGCCACTCATTAAAGTACCGAAAGCCTGACGCAGTGTGCCGTCTGTTTTCTTGAAATAGAACTCAACCACCTTCTTATGAAGCAATGCACGAAGTTTGATATTAGTCCAAGCGCATTTCAATGCTTCACTCATTGAATAACCGTTCTTGCGTACAAATGACCAAGCAAGGTTCATAATCTCTTTTAATAGGTTTCTCTTTTCTGTTGCCATAGTTCTTTATATTTTATTGTTTTAATTACTATTACTTATTGTTTGATGATGCAAATGTAATGCTTAAAACATTACCACACAAATAAAAAGTAATGTTTTATCTTTATCTTAACATTATTTAGTAATATGAATAACATTACATATATAAGAATAAGTAATTTTGTAGCATTAAATTTTATAGATATGGATAATATTGAAGCATTACTAAAAGAAAAAGGGTTGACCAAAACGGCTTTCTCTGATTTATTAGGTATCAAAAAACAAAATCTTAATGGATTAATGAAAAATCCAACATTAGAAACTATTAAAAAATTTGCATCTGTTTTAGGTGTTGAAACATGGCAGCTATTTGCTAATCCAGAAGAAATACATCACAAAAAGGATGGTATATCTTTGACTTGTCCTCATTGTGGAAAAGAAATAAACCTAAAAATAGAATAATCATGGAAACGCCTACTAAAGAGAATACCCTTTATTTACCTATAAAGCAAGTTTATTTTGACCAGATAATAGCAGGTACAAAGAAAGAAGAGTATAGAGAAATCAAAGAGGGTATTACCGCAAATCGTTATTTGCTCAAAGATAGAAATGGCAAATATGTTCTTAATCCTGATGTAACCCAACCAGATAAAGAATATTTCATTGACGATTATAATAACGGAAATTTTCCGTTTGTACCTAAACCTTACAAATATTTGTATATTGCCGTTGGATATGCCAAAGAACGTGATACGGCTTTAGTAGAGGTTGACGGCTTTAGGTTCATACCAAATATGATACGTGCTGATTTATATGCTTTTTGGCAAATAGCTTTTCATTTAGGTAAAATAATAGAAATACATAGAAAATAAATAAGGCGGGATTTCCCGCCTTAAATTATCCGCCATTAAGCCCCATGTATGTACGTGTGCTAAACTTACGTGCATATTGCTCGTCTGTAAATTGTCCCATATTTCCTACACGGGAATGAATATTACGTGCATACCTGTGATATGCTGTATTTACTCTTCTCATTCTGGCATCAGATATATTGCTCTGAGCCAACCGCCATCTTTGAGCGGCTAAATCGTCTAAACTTTTTCTTCTGACTCGGCTTTAAAATTTAATTGTTAGACAAATATATAAAAATCTCTGATAACTTTGGCATTTCTATTTCTTGTTTCTTCTTCTGCGTGAAGCCATGTCCTTACCCTTCACCTTTGTAACCTTGGTACCGGTAACTGTATGGAGCTTGTCACGCTGCATTAATACTAAATTCCTGTATGGTATCTCATAGACCACTTCCCGGTATGACAGATGCAGATTTTCCATGAACGATGCAATCTGTCCCAAGAGAGTATCATTTCCTACGACCTCGGTTTCGCTGCCAGCAGACTTACGTTCCTCGCCAAGCTGACAGCTTTGAGAAAAACCTTTGAGTCAATCATAGAGAGTGCTTCATCTAAAGCATTTACGTTTTCTTCGTATGTTCCTTTTGCCAGTTCTTCACTCAAGTTTTCGTCACCAGCTATCAGCCAGGAGAGAGCCTTGCTGTAAGCCTCGCTTTCTCCAAGGGAGAGAAGCACTTCTTTCAAATTGTCTGCTTCTTGTACGCCTGACAAATGGGAGATTGCCCCGGCCAGCTTGTGGATAGTAGGAGGGTAGACCGTGTAGGCTTTCCCAGCGACAAACACCGTTCTGAAATCACTTCCGATAATGGATTCAGTTACTATTTTTGCTCCTTGATTCATTCTGATAAAAGATAAAAATTAAGGGGTGAAGCCATAAAGCCCACCCCTGTTATGGAATTCAATCTCTACCTATTGGATAGGCATTAAGCACCTGCTTTTACTTCAGATGAGTCAAACCAGTATTCCGGTGCAACTTCTGCATTTTGTGGTTCCAGTTCCACCGCACTTACAGGAATACCGACAGCCTTGTCTGTTGTGGCTTCACGTGCACCGATGTCAGCACGGGGAATCACACAATACTGGTCATCGTCAGTCAAAGCGACAAGTAACTTCTCAATGTTTACCTTGCCTCTTGCTCGTTTCCAACCCTTATCAGTGTTAATTACATCACCACCCATGAGGTCTTTCTTGGTCGGATAGTCGTACTCACCAATGGTGAAGTTCACGGTTACATCGCCCATTTCCTTATCACTACGATAAGTCTGACCGGTAAGCTGGTTCTTGTAGTTAGTGCGGCTTGCTTCCGCTTCTTCAAGTGTCCATGTATCCTGATGGATATTCTTAACCTCTTTTAAGGTTTCACCTTGTAAAAGAGTATATAAAGCCTGCCCAGTCAAATCTGCTGTGATAGCATTTGTCTCGCCATACCAAAGTTTCTTGATATTCACGGCGGTGATTTTCTTTGATTCTGCCATATTATTTCACATTTAAAACTTCAAACAAAATTCTTACATTCACATAGTGACACTTTAAGGATGTGTCCTCCTCAGTTCCGATTGACTCGATGGAATAATGATAGGTGGTACCATCATAGCGTCCGGTTATTCCGTCAAACAATTCTTGCGCCTGTTTCTCCAGCTCGTTCAGACGGATGGTGTTGGCTTCACCGTCTTTCAGGTCGGGAACACAAAGGTTCACTTCTACGAAAGATTTCTTCCAATATTTGCTTGGCTGTTGTTTCTTGGCATGAATGACAATCCTTTCGGATTTCAATTCGCCCGTCAGCTTCTTGCCGTGAGGAACGATGGGAATACCGAAAGGCTGGCAATCACGGTAGAGTATGTTCGCGATGTCGGTAGTTACTATCATTTGACTTCCTCCTTCAATCGTTTCTCAGCGTATAGAGCCGCACCAGTTGATACTTCATAGCCTTTAGATTCGACGTGCGAGGCATACTCAGCATCGTTTCTAATCACCAATCCGTCATCCTCAACTGAATACTTATTTGACTTACGGAGTCTTCCAGTCCGGTTCTGATAGTTGCCATTCTTTACAGCGTAATCGACAGCCTCTTTACCAACCTTCTCCTCAACGGCTTTCACCTCGGCATAACCTTGTTCGAAAAAGCTATCCACGTCCGAAAAATCAAACTTCACATCCATATCTCTGAGTAACCAAAATAGTTTGTATTCTTCACCATGTAAACTTTGCCAGTTCCACGGACATTCTCACCGTCCATACATCTGACTTCATCACCAGCACTCAGTGAGATTTTCTTCTCACAGACTACGTGATAATTCGGTCGGAACACCTCACCGTTCTCCGAAGTAAACTCCTTGGTCGAGTTATCATCACAACGGCATTTACACACGTCCTGCCAGCTTTCACCACCGGTTCCGGGGATAGGTCGGCCAAACTCGTCTGTTTCCATCGGAGTAAAGACCTTAACCTGTAATGTATGTGGAGCAAATATCATAGGAATCTGACTTTAGGTTTATCGCTTAACGTATCTTCAAGACCATACTTCTTGCACAAGAAAGAATAGTATTCCTTTACGCCTTTTGTATCCCATGACATAGAGAAACCGTTCTCACTGATGGAAGTGGCACGGAGTAATAGAGAGGGGATGAACTTCGCCATAGCCACTGAAACAAGTCCGATGTTTGACGGGCCCATCTCATCCTCTCCGCTTACTTCTGAAGAAAAACTTATCTCCAAAAGGTCAGCCTCCGACAAGTTGATGCCGAAGGTCTGAAACTTCTGTGATATGTAGTCATTTACTGTCATGCGTTCATGGTTGACAAATCAAAGTTCACAATCAGATTCGGGTTCGTAATCTGAGGAATCCACTCTGCGGTGTATTCCAGATAACGACCGTTCTTGTCCTTGTAACCGGAAATAAGCATATCACCGTCTGCCTGGGTGTAGTTACGTCCCGGTACGCCGTCCACTGCTTCGTATGGAGTGTGGAAACGCATATAACCGACCTTATCCTGCGGAAGCAAGGTGATACGGTCGTCGGCGTAAATCTGCACGTTCTTTCCGGTCTGGTCTTTTACGTAATCTTCCTTGATTTCAATGGCCGGAAGCCCGATGCCAGTGAACACTTGGGAAGCCAGTTGAGATGTAATCAAACCGGTTGAAAGGTACATTTCATTTCCTGTAAGCTGCATCTTGAACTTGTCACCAAACTCAGCCGACCCGATGATATTCTTCACGAAAGTTCCTCGGGACATAATCATCTTCTGGAAGTTTCCATAATCAGCTTTCAGAGCATTAATCTGCTGCTGCAAATAGGTGATGAAGTTCGTCTTCGCACCAGTATCAGGCTTGATGAACTTGAACGGCAATTCAATGTCGAGAAGGTCAACGCCTCCGGCATTGTCATCCTTATTCTTGACTGTTGCTTCTCCGGTCATCAGAAGTGAACCTACAATAATATCCATGCGCTTGTGGGCTGCCAAAAGTACCTGACGGTAATCATCATAGATGAAGTTCACGATTTCCTGCATGGCTGCTACCTGGTCGGCAGGTTTAGCTGCATTGAACTTGTCAATCAAGTCCTGAAGCTCAGACAAGCGGTCAATGGAAATCTGGTAAGCATCGCCAAGATAAGCGATTTCACCATATCCTGAGCCGATATTCCGGCGTTCACGGATAGGCTTCTCACCATAACGAGAGTTGATAGAACCGGCCATCACGCCCGTAACTTGTCCGATGTAGTCCTTGAACACACGAGTAGTCGTTCTACGGAAATCGAGGTACTGCTGCCAGTAGATTGTATCCTTACGAGTCTGAAGGACACGCTGAATAACGGCGTTAACGATGTTGGGGTCGTTAAACAGAGTATGAATAGTTAGCATCATATATTAGTCCTCCTTTCTTTATTTGCTTGCAATTATACCTGCTGCTCTCAACGATGCTAGAAGAGCATTAATTTTATCTTTCTCATCACCACCTGCTGCATCATCAACTTTTGCACCCTGCTTTACCAATCCCAAGGTACTTGAGTTAGCTGCCTGATAGGTAGTGTTATTGTCCGTCCAAGGTACTTCTACATACGCCTTTCCACCTTCCAATGCTACTGGATATTTCTTTCCGCTTTGAGAGAATCCCAACTGAATACCTCCCATCACAGAATCAGAAGCTTCTGGCAGTTCATACGAAACACCAGCCGGGGATTGCACGCCTGCAGCGTTGAACTGGAAATGCGGCATGTTAGCCTTATCAATGTCAGAGAAAGGCATAGCCAATTTGGTAGGCTCAATTTCAAATGCTCGCATCAAAAGAGCAACTAATACAACGCCTTCTTCTACTTGTACTCTTCCGTACAAAGCTGAGTTAGCAACTACCTTTGGAGTAGTACCGCTTACAGCTGTAGCTTCATAGAGTACAGTACCAACTTCCACTGTTTCGCCAAAGTCGGCAGCCAGTGTCAACTTATCGAAAGCTTTGTCTGATTTGTCAATACTGTTGATGGTAGCTCCATGAGAACCATTACCCAGATGCATACCCACATAAGCCAAAGAGTTTTTCTTGATCTTCAAAGTGGTATTGGAACCGGTGGTAAACTTTTCATAGACTTCTACACGGATGGCCACCTGAGCGGTTTTCTTTACTAAGTCGGCGGCAATGGGAGTGAAGGATGGAAGAAATGAACCAGCAACAAGGTTGGTCGTATCCAGCTTGTAAGGCCCTCTGCGTCTTACTCCGGTAGAAACATCATAGCGTTCCTCGATGGACGGTTCAGGCTCCATGTAATACTTGTATCCTGCTGACATAAATTACTTGTTTTGTTGTTCGACAATAGATTTTGTGTCCGCCTCAATCATTTTGGCGAACTCGCTCGCTTCCTTCTCCTGCTTCTGTTCGGCAGTTTCAGGAGCTTTGGAGAACTGAAAACCGTTGTTAGACATATCCTGCTTCATGTCCTTGAAATAAGTGTCCAAGTCGGTGTTTTCGGGAATGTTGCGGTCTTTCAGCATAAATTCGGGAATACCGTACTTCTTCGCCACTACTGAAATCTGAGAATTGCGCTGCGCCTGCGCTTCATTTTTCTCCATTTTGGCCAGCTTGTCGGCAAACGGCTTGATACCGGCGGCGATGCCATCGGCAATCATCTTTGCGATGTCTGTCTCCTGCGGCTTTGGAGGGTCGTTTGGTTTCGGTGGTTCTGGTTTCGGATTCTCGATTGGTTTTCCGTCTTTCAGTCCATGCTTCTTCTCGTAGTTTGAAACAGCGGAAGTCTGCGCCTGTCCTGCACGGAAATCACCATAGTTTTGCATCACGTCCTGAAATGAGATACCCTCAACGATGGAGGTCACCTTCGTTTCGTCCGTTACACCCTCTGCCTTCTTTGTGGCGATACGGGTGAGTGTGGCAGTGTCCACCCCAGCGAATTTCTGTTGCAGTCCTGCCAAGATTTGTTCAAAGATTGTCATACCGTATGAGTTTGATTAATAATTTCATACGGTAAATTTACTTATAGAGAAAGGGAAGGGGAAATTTTAAGGCTAACGATACGAAACAATTAGGGGAATGTTCGTTTTTAGACAAAAAGAAAGCGTGACTACTAGGGTAATCACGCTGGAACATCATTCAATTATACTTTTAAAATTTCAATATAGCTGCTTCTATTTCTTTTTTGTCAGAATCTTTTACGTTCCTCAAAGCATTCAGGAAAGGTAAAATTAAAGAGTCATCAACCATGAACCAGACTGGATTTTTAAATAATTTTGGGTATCCGGGATCATCTCCATAGCCATTCCATCTCATTGCCATTCTTCTTTCCCCATTTTCCCAAATACCTATCGCTATAGAAAAATCATCATTTTCAAATACAACATTCTCAACCTTAAAATTACTTGGATTTACATCTTTTGCTTTCATTGTACTATCCTCCATTATATTTAATTAATAATCATAACAAATTTATAGCTGCCAGTTCCTCTGTCAGCGCGTTAATACCTTTCTGAATCTTCTCCAACTGCTGTTTACGGGGTTTGTGTACTCCAGCCGCATAATGCCACAACTGACGCTCATTAATTCCAGTTATCCGGCTCAAAGCAGCTTTAGTAAAGATACTGCTGTAATAGTTGATGAAAGTGGCAGCATCTATCTTGAACTTCAATGTGAACTCTCCCTGCAAAATTTCCACTGGAGCGATGTTCATCTCCTTGCATGACTCCAGGTAAAGTTCAACAGCTTCCTTCATGTTCTTCTCGATTTCCTTTACGTCGTTACCGACAGTAATCACCGGAGCACCTTCAATATAGGCACTAAGATTATTACCAGCATGTTCTACAATCACTTCTACGGTTTTCATACTGACCTCCTTTTTATCGTTAAACAAAAGAGGCGGGGGCTATTTTAGCCCCGCTTGCCTCAGAATGTTGTAATAAGTGCCTTTCTCAACGCCTTTCTTGCCGTGGTCGGGGACAATCACTACATGGCTACCATCAGTGTAAACCATGTGACTGCCTTTCTGCCTCACGAACCAAAAGCCATTTTCAGTAAGCAGCGTTACAACGTCTTTAACTGATTTGTAGCTCATAGCGTTTAAGACTTAATTACGATGCAAATATAGTAAAATAACGAATAATCACAAAGAAGTATTCATGTTTTTACTATGATAAAGAAAATAGCGATACCTCGAAAGATACCGCTACTCAAATAGTCAATATTTTAGATTTATATCATTCTGTTTTGTATTATCCCCGTAAATATTCTGACTGGGTTGTTCTATTCTTCAGATTTACTGCTGGAACTTTTAAGAGAGGAAAGCTGTTTCTGCTTCTCGATGTCGTTCTTCTGTTTCTCAGATTGCTCTTCCTTGATGGCTTCAATCTCATCCAGAACTGCATCCACGTTCCCCACAAAGGTAATGGCCCGCTGTTGAGACCAGATTTCACCGTCCTTGGCCTTGATAGCTGTGTCTATCTTGTCTTTGATGTCCTCCAGCTTATACGGCTGCATCTGCACATCCACATCGATGGTTTCGGAGGCTTCTTCAAGGGTGGAATTCACGGAACCCAACGCGGAGACAAGGAAATTTACACGTCGTTGCATGAACTCGCCGACGATCTCGTTCAGATTTTCTACGTTAAGGTGGGTGGACATAAACACATAATCGAAAGTCACACCGGAAACGGCGTTTCCTGTACCTTTCAGGGAGTCAAAAGAGATTCTGGGTGTATTGGTCAGTCCATATATCTGGCTCAGCAAGGTTTCTACCTCGAACTTGACAGTATCAGGTACCTGTGACCAGGTAAGATACTGGGCATTTGCTCCCTGGCCGGTCAGCTCGACAACACGGTTCTTGAACTCACCTGAGAAATTCTCCACGTTACCAAAAAGCATGAGGATAGGGAAGAAGTGGTAGTCGATACAGTCTGCATAGTTTGAGAGAAGCTTCTCCAGTCTTACACGGAGGCTCTTTATCTTTTCACAGTACGCTTCCGGACGGTACATATAAATCACCGGCATCTTCTTGAATCCATGTGCAAATGAGCCTTTGTCAGTCCAGTTGCTTGTCAGTTCCCATTGATAAACCATGTCCTTGGTAATGGTCATGAAGCAGGTAATCTCCACGTCATTCAGATCTTTCTTCTTGTATTCACGGGACAGGGCCACCAAATCCCCCTGGTCATTGAAGAAAGGGTAGAGCTTGTCGCCACGGAACGGAGACCAGATGGCACTCTTCAGACGGTATTCAGGTTTTGATTTGCCGAAGATTCCTGAAATCTTTCGTTTGAGCTTTGCCCAGAAGCCGTCATCCTTCACCACATACCAGTATTCGGCCACTTCCTGCTCGGCCAGCCATGCCCGGACTACTTTCTTGTTCTGGTATTTCAACTTGTTCTTCTTGAACACCTGCTTCAATGTGGAAAGAAGGCTTTCTTCCGACTGGTCCGGCTGGCAATCAAGGACCGGTTCTGTTCCCACGGTGAAGGCAGTCTGAATGTTCACGATGTCCTGCTCGATAGGAAGAGCAATCCTGTTCGGGTCAACTTCTTTCCTTACCGCCGGCTCAACATATTCTTTCCCGGTTGTAGGGTCTGTAATCCGTTTCTCAGGCTGGGTCGTAATTTTGATTTTCGGGTATTTCTCTTCATCTATCACTATCTCGTGCTTGTTCGGATTCCAGTCGTTGTAAAGAGCGTGAGCGTTTGGTTGCTCGGTCTTTCGTCCTTTCTTCAGATAGTAGATTTTTCTCTCTATTTCAGGTATAGCTAAAATTTCTTCTAAGGTTCTCATATTATTACATTTATTGTTCCAACTTTAAAAGGTAATCCATATTAGTCCAGCCGCCATTAGCCTTTATGCTAATTATTTTCTTTTCTAACAAGTTTTTTGGAATTGCATCGTTCAAAACTCCATAGCGGTATTCGTATTTTTCATAATCCAACCAACTCACGTTTGGACTATAAATTTCAAACTTACCCCATTCTCCTTTTCTTTCAATGAGAACTAAGTTTATGAACTCACCAACTGTATGAGGTCTATCCAGTTTTACATCGTAATAAGCTGAACAGTCTCCAGACTCTTCTGAGGTTTGTATAAAGCGTATCATATTCTAAAGTTTAATGTCCAAATATTCCTGAAACGTCTTTGGGTTTCATAATTCTACCGAGAAGTTCTCCCAGCACATAGTAGCGTGCAGCGTCAATACCGTGGTTATCGTGGTCTTCCGGCTCGTTGATGTAGTTTCCATCCTTATCTTTTGCCCAGACATAATTTCTGAACTCCCTTTGCAGGTTATAAGAACGCTTGGTAATGAATATTTCCATTCCCTGCATCTTGTCAATACCGGCATTGACAGAACCTTGCCCTTTCTCTACCGCGTATATTTTAATCCCTCCGTTATGAATCTCCTGGATGAGTCGCGGGTCCGCACTGTCGGCAATCACTCTCAAATTCCACGGGCGTAGCGTCTTTATAATATCCCCAGAAAGTAATCCAGTTCTATAATCCACTTCATCCAGATAAAGCGCATTGTCAATGATTCCACACCGGATAGAAGCCGATGGGTCATTGGTATAACCAAAGTCCTGTCCAATAGCCACTTTCTTGCACCACATGGGGAACTCGTCCACAATACCCCATTTCTTGAACACGGCACCTTCGGCCACGTCCGCCCATCGACCGATAACCACATGAGCGTACTTCTCCGGATTCTTCTCTTTCATTTCCTTGACTTCTCTCAGGAACTCAGGAGAAAGGTTCTCTATATTGTCGAAGTAAGTCGTATGGATATGAAGTACATTCGGATGGGTGGAAATTTGCACCTGAACGCCGTCAATCTCCACCAGCCGGTGAGTATTCTCTATGTATTTCTTGTAGATGAAGTGGTTCGAATCACATGGATTCATGATAATGATAATCCGGTTCTGAATTCCCTTCTTACGGATGGAGAGCATAATCTTGTCAAACTCTTCCTCACTGGTCCATTCCTCTGCTTCATCACAGACAAAGGTGGTGATACCCTGAATAGATTTTAGTTTAGCGGTCTGATTCCCGGAAGAAGTTTTGATACCACGAAACATGATACGACTGCCGGTCATCTGGTTTACAATATCGGTTTTGGTGGTCTTGAAATACTTTGTGGTTCCATCCAAATCTATCTTTTCCATCATCTCTGGAATGATAGACATCCCGGCAGATACCATCGTGTAACGGGTGTATAGAATCTGGTGGACTATCTTCTCTGTGGGAGTCATTTCGAATGTCAGACGCTCAATGAAGGTGGAAGCATTGAAAGACTTCCCCGATCCACGGCCACCGGTAATGAGAATGATAAACTTCTCGCTGTCGGTGTATAACGGATGATATATCGCTTGGGGTACAATCATTTCAGTTTGTCTTTAATCCATGAGTCAATAGAAATTCCGTGGTCAATATCCTTTGGAATATCTGCGTCTTCGTCCTGACAGCGTTCAACCTTCCTCCATTCATCGTCGTGATGATACAGCCAGACAGACATTGCCTGAAGGTTGGGAGCCAGTTCGCTTTCACTTACCTGAAGCTCTTCTTCGCCGGTCAGGTTTCCGTCCTGGTCTTTCAGCTTCCTTACTACAGTACTCTTGGTCTTGATACCGCCCAAAGCTACAGCAAGGAACTTGGCACGTACAGCGGCGGTGATTGTCGCACGCCCGCGCGCTAATACGTCAGTTATCTCCGAATATTTTGACTTCATTTCGTAGAAGTAGGTCGGATTCAGCCCGAGCGCGAATGCTATTTCCCGGTCAGTGAATCCCTTTTTGGCATACGTTTCTACCTGAGAAAGAAATTCCTCACCCCTGTAATCGAATTTTGGCTTTCTTCCTCCTGGATGTTTCTTATGTTGAGATTCACTTTTCATCATTTATTCCTCCCAAGGGTTTTCACCCTCTTCTTCGACGTATACTCGTTTCAATTTATCCAATATTTCACTGAGTTCATGCTTCATCTGATTTACATGAAACTCTGCAGGCATAGGTAACTCCAATGCTCCTATCAAGTTGTCTATTCTATCAATAACCTCACCAAATTCTTCTGATGCTTTCATAATTATTCAATTCTTTTTCAATTTTCCACACTTATCACAAATTTCATAGCGGAAATCTAATGGTCCTTTCCAAACATAATGATGGATACAAAAAAGATTCTGCCCAAAAAACGTCTTTAGCCAAAGAATAAAATCCCCTACCATATTTCATCCATTATTGTTGCCCATATAAATGCGGCGAGAAACAGGCTTATCACCATAAATATCAATTCCTCTCTTTGAGAAATAGCTATCTATCCTGGCCGCATATCTTTCCATTATAGACTTCGTTCTGTCTCTTATACTTCTTTGTCTGTCTGTACCAAGCCCGTATTGCCTTCCGGCGTTGTACATTATTCGTCTTGACTGTTGATACAACTGACTATATGTTTTTCTTCTAACTCGGCTTTCCTCCTAAAATTTCATGTTGTCATTCAATTCTTTCTATCTGTTCATCGAATACCTCACCCTTGATAAACTTGGAGTAGGGGTCGTAACCGAACCTTTCACAGAAAGCTGCCTTAGCTTCGAACGTGTCAAAGGAAAGCATCAGATAAGCATCCATATCCTGTGCCTGTTTCTGGGCTGCATTCTTCACCTGCTGCTTTACTTCTTTCATGTGAGCTACCTTTTCAGCTCTTTCCATCTGCTTTGCGGCCTTTTCAGCTTCTTTCTGCTCTGTGACAGGTGCCATCATATCCTCTAGGGCATCAGCAACAGAACTTTCTTCTTCTGTCTGGAGAAGGAAATCACAGCCAATCATATTCAAATCAGCGGCCGTTAAACCGGCATCCTGGTAATCTATATCCGGAACCAACCGGGCCAAAGCGTCATAGTCCCATGAACCTTGCGCGTTAGGATTATTCATCAGGATGTTCAATTCCTTCTCCTGCTTTTCGTCTACATCAATGACATCAACGCGAATTCGGTAGTCGTTTTCCGGGAACTTCTGTAGTTCATCCATCACGCTCAGACGCTGGTGGCCGGAAACAACGGTTAATCCGGTCTGCTTGTTGACTACAATACCACCGACCAAACCGAACTTCTTGATGCCCCGCTTCAATGTCTTACGGGATTCCTCAGACAGTTTCCTGGGGTTATAATCAGCGAAGTGAATGGCGGAACGATTAAGTTCCACCGATTCACTCTTAATGTATTTGCTTAGTTCCATATTAGCCATTACTTAAACCTACTCCTGCAGCCTTGTGCATGTTTTCTGCAGCCCTTGAAATTCTACGAAATTGAGAATCTGTCGTTGCTCTGCTTCTTAATGCCTGAGAACGATTAAGAATAGCAACCTGTTGTCGATTATATCCATAACCAGACATTATGTTTTGAGCTGTATAGGGATTGCCTAAATAACTCATAGTCCTATTTGATATTCTGCTTCTGACTCTGCATTCCTCCTATTAATTTTGTTTGTTATTATGCTCCCAAAGGATTCTTTCAGCCATCGGAAACACTTTGTAAATTCTCTGTAAATCCTGTGGGTAATTTTTCTCCAGCCATAGCATACAATCCAAGTTAAAACCTACACCCGAACTGGCTTTGAGTGAATATCTAACTGGTTCAGGTAGCCTGTTCTGTCTCATGTAAGATAGAATGTCTTTCTGTGTCCAATCGGCCAGAGGATAGCACATTCCGTTGTTCTCATACCCATTGGCTTCATAACCTTTCAGCATTAAACGGCGGTTCATGCCGTCAGCCTTCTTCATGCCTAGGAAAGTGTAGTAAAGTCCGTATCTGAGCTGCATGGCTTTCACCACATCGGCCAACTTCAAAAGCTTCACTTTGTGGTTTGGCACACAATACAGGCCACCGCGAAGAATGTAGGTAAGGTTCCAGTGGGGTACCTGAACAAATTCTATCTTAGGATATTTGGCTTTTACCCATCCAATCCATCTTTCGATGTGCTCTAAACCTTTGACAAAGTACATGAACACGCAGACTATTCTATCAAACTTCGGGTAGATCATGTCCAGCAATACCAAAGAATCCTTACCCAGCGACAGAAACAGCAAAACCCCGTCAGTCTTCTGTCTGACGAGGTCAATATGGCTGTATGTCCTTTCTTGCAGTGTCATTATCCGCCACTCATGCCAAGTCCTGTGCGGACATTATAATACTGTTGTCTTCGGGTGATAAATCTGCCACCCTGAGAGAGACCACCATTCTCTGTAGTCAAACCTCTACGGCCACCACGGTAGCCACCAGTTGAAAATGTGCTTCTGTTTGTTCTGACTCAACGAAAATTTAAAGGGTTAAACATGCTTTTCAATAATTCGGCCAAGGTCATAAACGACCTGTGCAGCCAGATATATCTCACCCTGATAGGTGTATTCAATCAGATTGTGATTTTCATCTTCAAACAGCTCTATCTTTGCATCCTTGACTTCTACCAGTGCGCTGGCTCTGTCTTTATTGTAGCCTACAAAGAACTGGATAGCATCGTAATGCTTAGGCTGTAACACACCGTCTTTCTCGACACAATAGCCATCAGCGTCAAGCTGGCAGTATTTCTTCTGTGTTGTAGGCCTGATTTCTCTGAATTCTTGTGTTTTCTTGCCTGACAAGATTTCGTCAAAGAACTTCTGTTTGATGATAAGCGTAAGTATTTCCATAATCGTGTAAAGTTTAAATGTTAGTTGCGGGTGATGGATTCGAACCACCGGCCTTCACCAAGTCAAAGTGACGAGCTGACCACTGCTCTAACCCGCGATGGTATCTATACAAAGATACCCAATTATGAAGACAATTTTGAATAACAATTCAACGCATACGAAACATTAAGCCAAATGTTTGCTTTTTAGCCATGCGTCACGTTTCTCCCTGCACTTTTCCAGTGTTGGGGCACAACAAGTAAACAACTCACCTGAATCTGTTTTGTAATCATACTGATACATTTTTACTTTTTTGCCTCTTAATCTGGTAGTATAGGTACAATAGTTTTCACTACCAGGCTGGCATACGCTGCAACCATTTACGTTTATTGATTTCATAGCCATCTCAAATTAGAATAATACACACCGTTTAATTTCGTGTAATCACCATACAGCTTTACTTTTCCTTTATACATCATGGCGAACTTAGAACTGCCAGCGGCAGCCATCATTACGGATTCTGTCACTTTCGATTCATACCCGTATTTCATTACAAGGGGGTAAACTTGGCTTCTAAAGAAGATTTCGCTGTCTGTCATATCATTTACTGACTGAATAGGCAAAACGCCATTCTCGACAAACGGGTGACAGTTCTTTCTACACTTAGAACCATGCGTTGCCCACCTCATGTGAATGATACATTCTTCTTCAATACCCACCTTTGAAAGGTGAACCAAAAACTTCTGATAATCCATTGTCTTGTATCTATGCTTTGAAGAAACAAATCCGTAACCATGATGATTGATTCTCTGAACTTTATTCAAGGTGTCCAGAGTTGGCATCTGAACACCCTTTGGCTTATAGATAATACAGCACATATTCTCTGATTTTAATCGTGCGAGGCTCATGCAAGAACCTCAGCACGTGATTTGAAAAATGACTTTTCTTTCTTTGTCAAGAAAGGTATCTCGTCAATTGAATTAATCTCTGAACTCAGCACGTTCTTCTTTGACCATGCAACCAGCTTTGCACAGAAATTTACCCAGTTAGAAATCTTTTCGAAGTCTGTAGAACCCTGATGCTGTCTGAACTCTATAGTCTTGTGACGGGCATAAGAACAGGCATTCACCTTAAAATATCTGTTGTCTCTCATTACGTTTAGAACGTCATATCTCGTTCTGCAACATTCAAAACTTATACCTTGAAGAGTTTTGCACCACTGGCTGTTGTTTGCACGTCTTGAACGAGCCATAAAAGTATCAATCACCTTCTCTAGTTTCTGATAGTTCTTGAATACATTTACATAGGCTTCGCCGGACAGAGTTGCAGCCCCGATATGCACATGTAAGCCTGTAGAGATATTCACTTGTGCATTTGCTTCATTTAAAGCTTTGCAGCATGTTTCTAGGCTTTTCATACCCTCTTTACCAGTAAGAACCGGTGAAACACATTCGATAGGGTTCTCACCTCTGATAGAAGAATCAGATACGAACTTGTAGTAGTGGTTGTTGTCAACGTGATTATAACCCTCATACTGAAAAGGCATTTCGTTTCTTGTTGCACTTTCTCTCATAAGGCTTGCGGCTACCAGGCATTCAATCTCAACACCAAAAGTGAACTTGTGTGTTTCTCTGACTGTTTTAGGCAATTCAGACATAAGCAACTCAACTTCATACTTTCTCAAACCCAATTTGACGAAAGCTGCTTTCTTTGCTGCCTTAGAACCTTTCATGCTCTTAATCTCTTCTACTTGTTCTTTTAATGTCTTCATAATCGTGTGTATTAAAATTATACTATCTGTTTAATTATTACGACACAAATATACAGATAGTATAATTATAATCTACAAGAATATGGTTAATAAATACTAATATTTAAACTATCAGTATTATTTTACTGACTTTCTTATACTATTAATGAATTTTGACTATATTTGCGAAATAAACAAACCGTTTAATTATGAATTTTAGAATAAAAGAAATTTGCAGAGAAAAAGGTATAATGCTTAAAGACCTTGCAAGCATGATAGGTATTACAGAGGTTGGACTATCTAAATCTCTGAATGGAAACCCTAATATAAGCCGACTAGAAGAGATTGCAACTGCTTTAGATGTGCCTGTAACGGACCTATTTGATAAGCCCAAAGAGGGAGTGATACGTTGTCCTCATTGTGGAAAGGAAATCAAGTTAAATCCAGAAGTCTAATTTTTAAATGTAATTCTATGATAGATGTTTTATCCATTATAATACTGATTTTTAGTATCCTACAGATTATTCTTTTTTTCAAGGTTTGGGTTATGACGAATAATGTAAATGCGATCAAAAGCTGTATTGTTCAAAAACAGACGGTTGAAGATTTGCTGATAAGGGAGGCTCAAATTTTGACTTTGAAAGGAGAGATAGAAGAAGCGAGGCTCAGATATTTTAGAGCGTTTTATCTCAGTGTTATTGAACTCTATGAAAAAGCACAGAAAGAATATGAAACACAAAAAGATATGAAGAATGAATTCTATGAAAACAAGTATAAAAATATAGTCCGCTATTTTGAAGAAAGATTAAGTAAAATAGGTGGAACTCTGGATAAGGAAAAATTCGATTCTTTTAAAAAAGTAAATACGTTAATTTCTCCGATATAAGTTCTATCTATAAGTAGAAGATATAATAGGTATCATTTCGAAAAACATGTGTAAGCTGAGTGATAATTCTCTATAGACTTATTCGTTTGGAGATTTGAGCAAATTCTTGGAATTAAAGTAAAGTCTTAAAAAAGTATTACTATGAATTATGAAAGTACAACTCTTTGGCAAAAGACATTAGCCAGACAATTAGAACCAGATGTAAACGATAAAGAAAGAGAAATCCTAAGAGTAGAGTTTGAACATTTCAGAGAACGTGCAAAAATACTTGCTTCCGAAATAAATAGAACTTTACCAGAATTTACCGTACATGATATTTCACACATTGATGCTTTATGGGATACTGCAGAATTGGTTACAAAAGACTATACGGACTTAAATCCTGCAGAAGCGTTTGTTCTAGGTGGAGCATTTTTAATACATGATTTAGGAATGGGATTAGCTGCATTCCCTAATGGAATTGAGGAATTAAAGAGCAGTAATCTTTGGAAAGATGTTGTATCATCATTACTAAGAAAGGAATTAGATCGTCCTGCAAAACCTGATGAAATTAAAAATTTAGATTCTCGAATAGAAAAAATAGCAACTGAACAAGTTTTAAGACAGCTACACGCACAACAGGCTGGGAAATTAGCGCAGATTTCTTGGACAGATGACAACGGAAGCGAAATATTTCTAATAAATAATCCTGAATTAAGAAGTTCTTATGGGCAGATTATAGGATTAATAGCTTATAGCCATTGGTGGCCAGTAGATGAATTAGAAAATAGATTAGGAACTACATTAGGAGCTCCTGGAAATTTCCCTATAAATTGGACGATAGATGTCATAAAATTAGCTTGCATTTTGAGAATCGCTGATGCAATTCAAATAGATGATAGACGAGCACCAAAGTTCTTAAGAGCAATTAGAAAACCAAAAGGGTATTCGGATTTGCATTGGAACTTTCAGCAGAAACTATACCAACCTCGATTGGAGCGTAATAGATTAGTGTACACATCCAAATCGCCATTTAGTATAAATGAAATAGATAGCTGGTGGGTATGTTATGACACATTAAGAATGATTGATAAAGAGTTGAAAGAAGTGGATTCCTTATTGGCTGATACAAATAGACCAAGATTAAATCCAATAGGAGTTGCTTCCATTGAGTCTCCAAATAGAATTTCAAAATTAATAAAAGTTGACGGGTGGAGCCCTGTTGATACACAAATAAAAGTAACAAATGTTGCGAAGCTAGTAAATAGCCTGGGTGGAAAATATTTATATGGAGACAACGCTACAGTTCCTTTAAGAGAGTTGATTCAAAATGCTTCAGATGCAATAAGAGCAAGAAGATTATTAGAAAATGAAAAACAAGATTTCGGAGACATACGGGTTCGAACAGGTAAAGATGAGAATGGATTTTATATAGAAGTTGAAGATAACGGAGTTGGTATGTCTCCCAAAGTCTTAACGGGACCTTTTCTTGACTTTGGCGAATCATTTTGGGGGTCTTCTTTAATGCATGAAGAATTACCTGGTTTAGAGAGTAAGGGATTTCTTTCTACAGGGAAATATGGAATTGGATTTTATTCTGTATTTATGTGGGGAAAGAAAGTTTCTGTATATACAAAAAGATTTGATCAAGGAAGAGAACAAACAACTGTCTTAGAGTTTAATAATGGGGTTTATTCTAGACCAATACTCAGAAATGCTGTAGTTGATGAATGTATAAAAGATGGCGGAACTAAAATTAGAGTATGGTTTTCAGATGGAAAGAATATACAAACATTACTCTTGAGACATCATTTATCTAATCTTAAAGAAGTAATACTATCATTATGTCCAAGTCTAGATTGTAATCTTTTCTTTGAAGATAAGCCGAATAAATTAATAAAAGCTAATGACTGGAAAACAATTCCACCGTTAAAACTTATCAGAAGAATTATTGGAGAATCTAAATTCAAATCTTTAGATAAAGAATCGCAAGATTCTATAACTGCACTAAGTAAGAATATGCGACTTTTAAAAGAAGAAGATGGAAGTATCGTAGGAAGATTATTCTTACATCCTATAGGATATAAAAATTTTAGACATGAATGCATTGAAGGAGCTGTAACAATAGGTGGACTATATGCTTCAGGGTTATCCGGCTTGTTTGGTATTTTAATTGGAGAAAGTGATAGAGCGTCAAGGCACGTTGGTATTCCTATTGTATCTGATAAAATATTAAAAGAATGGGCGGAAGAGCAAGCTGTATTATTATCAAATGACAAACTTCCATCTTCTATTGAAGCTGATTGCGCTTCTTTAATTAGAGCTGTAAAAGGAAATCCTATCGGATTAAAATATGCTACAAATAAAGATGGTTGGATTAATAATGACGAACTTAGAGAAATGATAAGTCATGGGAAATTTGATGAATATATAATAGTTCAAGACGCAGCAATATATCATTATGAATCAAAAAATAAATGTAAAATTCAATTAAATGAAAACGTTATATACACAGAAATGGGAATTCCCGGAATATTACAATGTCATGACTTTATAAATCCTATATTTTGGCCTCATTTCAATGAATTTGACTCAGCAAGTCTTAGAGGATTAGTGATAGAAATAATTGCAAATGCTTGGAATTTAAATGTGAAAGATATTAAAAATAATTCGGATTTCTCTACTGATGAAAAAAGGTACTCCGCAGAAATTGGAACAGCAAATGGTATTCCTGTAATAATTAAAGATGTTGATATAATTCGCCGAACAAAAAAATAAGTAAAAGCCGGAAGCATAACGCTCCGGCTTTTTTACTTGATTAGTTCTTTTACTAATTACCCATCATTAAGTCCCATGTAAGTACGTTTTGAAACTTGTGTATTCCAACTGGTTCCACTTCTATTAAAGCTCCCAAGATACCTGCCTGCAATCCTATTTACAAGATTATTAGGATTGTCAGAGTTACTTCCATAACGCTGTTGAGCTAATCTGTCGGCTTGTCGAACTATTTCCCAACCTGATTTTGTTCTTCTTCTGACTCGGCTTTAAAATTTAAATTTGTTAGACATAAAAATTTAAGCATAGGGACTTTATCCCCATTAGAAACATTCTGTTACTTGATTAGTCCTTTGGATTTCAATCTTTCTACGATTTGGCAGTAAAGGTACTCTATATCCTGCCGGAAATCCTTATACTGCTGGTAGATAAAGGAAACATCAGCGATATTGTTTGATATTACACACGGAGAAACATCCGGGAACACGCCGGAAATTTCTGCTCGGATACCGTTCGGCAGCCGTCCGCCGGCAAGCACACTAGGGGCGAACAAGAACAACACAATGAAGAGGAACTTCTTTCGCTGGGTAACACTTTCCGGATTGGGCGGACAATCTGCCCCGGAAAGTATCTCCCTGAACCACTCATAAATCTCCGGGATGAGAGAAAAATCAGTCAGGATAGGGGAGGATAACTCCTGCTCGCGTTCTGATAATCTTGATTTCTGTTCACGTATTGATTTCAACTCCACGATTGATGAAAATTCTTTTGTCATAGCACGATTTATTTAGTTGGAAATTCTTATATTTGCATCATAATCGTGTGGGGGAGTTGGCTTCTAATCGTGTGGGCTGGCTCCCTTTTTTATTTTATGCCAAGTGATATGCATTCAGGATGGCGAAAGCGTAGATGATAACCGTTACCAGACTGTCCAGGAACACCGCCCATGCTCCTAGCTTTTGGATCTGGCTGAAGCTCATGACCAGGACAACAAGGAAACACACCCACTGGCTTGAAAACAATCCCATCCCCAGCAATAAAAGTCCGATGGTATCCATGAATAATGCAACATGAAGCCATGGATGCGCCATCAGATACCATCTTTTTGCTGTCTTATCTAGGTCCTGAAAGACTTTTGCATGTTGATATAGGGATTTACATCTGAACAGCTTCACAAGCTCGTACAGGGCTTGTATGATGATTAAGGCGTAGAATGCGTGTTTCATGGTCAGTAGCTTTTATCTCCGTGCTTATACGGACGAAGTTCATTGTATTTCATTTTCTGCTTGATGTGCCAGAAGATGTCGATATTTCTGTCCCGGCAGAAAGCGAATATCTCATTCAGGAGGATAAATGGTTCATCCCTGTAGAAGTTGTCGGTGACATAGACACAGATTCTAAACATGGACTCCGTGAAGGTCATATCAGAGTAATCTTCCGTATCGCTTCCTTCGTAGTCGAAGCTATCTAAATCATATCCTCTCAATCCGGCCAAATCCTTAGCCATCTGGAACAAGTCATCTATACTTTCCTGCTTTTCCATATTATATCGTCGTTACACTATCAAAGTCTTTCCCATACATGATATAGGCTCCACGTTTCCGGAGTTCGGCCACCAACTGCTCGTTGGTGTATCTGGCCAGCCGTCCATGAAGCCTGTCCTGCTTTCTTCTTTCAGACGTGTGTCTGCTCTCACATAACCGGCACCTGCTGGTGTAATGGGTGCCAGATTTCGTTTCATAGGCACGGAACTTCCTTTCCGAAAGGTTCCGGCCACATTCGATACAAACTTTCATGATGCAGACCTCCTTATCAGTCCCATGTTACGGTTTACCAGTTCGATAATCTTATCATGGTAATCACTCGTTTTATTGCAAACTGCACGGCTTTGGATTATCTTGAAAGTTTTCAAGTTTACTTCTATTGTCTCTAATCGTTTCCCATTCTTCTGTGCTGTGAGAATAAGGCAATCTTTACGCCTGTAATATTCATTTTGATATACACAATGGTGCATTGCCTTTCCTTCCAGGTAGAACTGGGTAACACTTTCCAACGGACGGATTACGATACCCTTATCCTTGATTTCCATTCCCAGAAACGGCTGGATTCTTTTGATGAATGACAGAATATCCTGTTTCATTCTGAACATGCGTTCAATCCTTTCCTTTCGTTTCTGTTCAGCCCGAATCTTCGCTTCTATCTTTCTCTTCTTCTCAACCAGCTTGTCATGCTCTTTCTTCAGGTTCTTAGGGCATACATAGTGAGCGTTATGTGTGTCAAGGTGGAAATAGTCAAGCAAACGAAGATAATCATCATACATGGAACCATCCTTGATGATATAGCCGTTACGGTTGCAGATATTCACTACCCACGGATGATAAATACAACCACGATGCATGTAAAAACTCAGCATACCATACTGTTTCGTCTTCAATAGCATTTCCGCATACTTGCTTTCTCCTAAAATGGCATGTATCAGCCTGGCCGGAGTAATACCATGGAACGAAGTACGAAGTCCGTTCCTTCGGAGTATAGGCAGCAACTTTACTTTTGGATATACATATCCGTTTATGTCATAGCAATTATATCCGTAATAATCAACAGAATTTTTGATGCTTATAGGCTGTGCGTATATCCAGGCATTCTTACCCATATTCATTGGCCTGGCCATTACTGTTTCTTTCCTGTCCTCAGTTATCCACTGCTGGCAAACTTCCATGCTATGGTAGAATATTTCCCCCATTTTCATCCCTTTGTGCTTTCCTATTTCCACATGTCTGAGCACCTGAAACTTGTCTACTGCCGTGACGATAGTCATGTACTCATACTGACACAGCTTTTTCTTCCTGCTGGATTTTATTTCCAGGCGTTCACCGCAGTAAGGACACCGTATGTATCCTTCCTTCTGTCCGGTTGTGTCTACCCACATCTTTCCACATTCACTGCACCACATTTCATCCTTACAGCGGTAAGCATTATGCGGAAAACAATGCTTCTTTCCCCACCGTATTTGGGCATCTGTTATTTCTGGCAGCTTACTGCTCAATTCAGCTACCAGCCTTTCACGTTTTGTCCTTGGTCTCATAGTTCTCCGAATAATGAAAGTTGCAGACTGTTATCATCACCTCTCTTGCGTTTCGGCTGCGGCTTTAATTGTGGTTTTGGTTGCTCTGCTTTCGCAGGTTCAGAAGCCGGAGCCACTACTTCCACACGTTCCTGCACCTTGTCCACCTTGATGTTATCCTCGTCGTAATAATGGACTGCCCATCCGTATACGGTTGCTTCATCGACACCGACTGCGTTTCCTCCCTTTGCCAGCTTTCTGGCTTTCGAGTAGATATACTTGATACATTCCTCGATACTCTTGTCCGCTTTCCTGTAGGTTTCGGCAAAGAGAGAATCAGTCTTTGCACGATTCTCCAAATACGCCTGGATTGTTGTTTCAAAATTTGAACTTGACATAATAGTATTATTTTAGTTCCATCTTTGAGGTCGGTTGTTGATTCTCTCCAAGTAAGCAGCTATCTTCTTCTCAGCATCCTCACCGTTACGGACGAAAATTCGCGTCCGTGTCTTGTCGCCTGGGATAGCTACATACTTTCCATGTTTCTCCAGTTCCCGATGCTGGGCGATTTTCAGTTCGGTTCCAGAAGGGTTCTTCTCCAAATCCACTTTACGTGGAAGCATTGGGTCATTTTCCGTTATCATTTTGCAAGATATTTGTTGATTATGTTACTCACTACAAGTCCGGCTTCATCACACATCCCGGCAAAGTTGTCAGACAGTGAAGCGTTTTTCTCTTCATCCGGTATTCGTACTATGCTTCTCAGTTCTTTCAGTACGCGCTTTACCTGAAAAACTACCTGAGCATCTATTCCGTTTGATTCAAGTTCAGACTGGAACTCCAGTGCCGCACCCTCAAGTAAGTCTGAGTAGATGAACAGCTTGTGCATCTTGCGAAGCATTTCTACCTTGAACTCCGGTGTATAGTCCTGAAGAAGCTCTCCCAAGGAATGCGGTTCCAGCTCTCTTTCAAGGGAGTCAATCTTGCTCTTGATTTTCTGTGCTTTGGCAAAGTTCATGGATGAAATCAAGGCGATATACTTCTTTCTCAGCTCATTGAGCTTTCTTTCTGATTCTTGTCTTGTCATTTCTCTACTTTTCTGATGATTAAATACTTTGGCTCACCCTTGCGGAGATTGCTTAATGTCTCTTCGTCAACCTCTGCTTCTGTGAGTCCGTTCACGTTCATGTATTGTGGGAGACGGTATTTCTCACGTAGTCTCCTGATCAGGTTCCAGTCACGAGTTACCCAGTTGATTGTGATTTTCATATCATTTTCTCAGGCTTTCACCGCTGAAGAGGACGGTTTTTGTTATAGCTCTCAGCCGGTCAATGGTTCTTTCCCCATACTTCTCTCTCAGCTCGTCTATCGTGAGGTTGGTAGTCAGGATAAGAAGCTTTCCTTTCTTCTCTGCTTCGTCTGCCAGTTCAGCGAATGCAAGCCTTTTTTCGCCGTATTTGACGCTAAGATTCTCTGTCCCTATATCGTCAACGTAGATGATGTGTTTTTGCTTCACGGCGTCCAAATCAGCGTTCATCTGCTGTGCATCGTAGCAGCTTACCACCTTGCGGCAGTAATGGTTAAGAACCAAAGGGAGAATCTTTCCGCAGATAAGGGTCTTTCCGCGTCCGCAGTTGCCGAAACACAGAAGTCCGCGACTTTCATTGCCGGCCAGCCAGCCTGCCACTTCTTCGTACTCAGGAAGCCATCTGGCATTTTCTCCAGTGAAGTACCTGATACCGGCCCAGAGAACTCTTTTGGCATCCGGAACGGTTACCTGTACGACGTTAGGAATAGGGGAGAAGCCCGTATCTTTGAGCCGTTCGATTGTCTGTTGAAAATTTATCTGTTCCATGTTTACCAGCCTTTCTTGTATTTTTCCGGTGAATTATCCTTCAGAACTATACCTACATCTGTTTTTGAAAGAGCTTTTTTCTTGGCCTGAGAAACTATCTCATTAAATTTTGAGTTGATGTTTGTCACGCTAAAATTCTCGAATATCCAACCTTCTTTTATGGATAAAAGCAAATATTGAAGTGCATACAGGATTGATTCATCGGCGACATCCATCTGCTTCTGTTCCCGTTGGAACTTCAGTTTTTGAAGCAGCTGGGACATTGCTCCTGCATCCTTGGCCGTCCAGTAATAATCACTTCCGAACAACTGTCTGTAATAGGTTTCAAAAAGGGAACGGGCTTTATAATTAATACCCTCCCCCTTGGGGGGTGTGGGGGGAATATTATCATTAACAGTTTCTTTATCTTTCTTTTTCTTATTGCCCTTACCTTGCCCCAAATCTTCAATTTTTTCGGCCATTTTTTGCGACATTGCCCTTAGCTCTGCCCTTAGTTCGCCCATAGACACCTTTAAATCGCTGATTTCTTTACTGTTGTCTATGCCCTTATCTTTGTCCTTGGGCTTGTCCTTGATAGGATTGTAGTCATCGTAATTGCATAAGGTTATGACAGTCATGCCCTGTTGGTTACAGGTTGTAATCATCCCCTTCTTCTTCAGTTTGGACAGGAAATATCTGACCTTCTTCTCAGACCATTTCCAACGCTTCATCAGAAACGATATGGATGCTGGATATTGACCTCTTGAATAAGAGATTTCCCGACCTCCGATGAGTTCGCTGTACGCCTCGCCGGTTGCATCAAATCGTGCTGACTGAATCAAGTCAAGCCACGCTTCGCATTCCGAAAACTCACGGGCTACTTTCCACATTTCATTCGAGAAAAACCTGCGGCTTAGCCTCAAAAATCCTTCTTCCATAGTTTCAGAATCTTACGTTAGTCAACTGTCTGCTATTGGAGTACACGGCCCATTTGCCGTTTCCGCTATCCACCAGGCGTAAATCCTTGACTTCGCCAAATCGTTTCAAATTCCCGCAAAGGTCAACGATCCAGCCAGCCTCCTTGTTAGGATGCGGACGGATAGCACGACCGACTATCTGATACCAAAGAGCCAGCGACATTGTTGGACGGGCCATGACAATCGTATCCAGTTCAGGATAGTCAAATCCGGTAGTAAGTACACCAACGTTGGCCACCACCGGAATTTCTCCAGCCTTGAACGCTTCAAGGATATGTTCGCGTTCCTTCTTCGGTGTTTCTCCCGAGACGATTGCTGTTCCGGGAATAGACCAGGTTAGGCGTTCAGCCTCTTTCAGAAAACGGGTGAAAACCAATATACCTTTTCGTTTTACACCGCTCTTGGGATTCATGAGCCTTTGGACGATACTCACCAGAAACCCGTAGAAGTCGATACGCTCATACTCTTTTACTACAGACTTGTCCGTGTAGTCGGCTCCGGTCGTGTTCACCTTCAGGTTAAGTTCGTTCCATCCCAAAGGATTCATCGGATAATAGTTCAGCTTCGAAAGATACCCCATATCCAATAGAGTAGAGATTTGAACCTGATAGATTACCTCAGAGAACACACACGGGCGTGTGCGTGTGATGAACTTCAACATGCTGCCGAAATCCCTGCTTGATGAAAGACGGTAGGGCGTAGCCGTCAATCCAAGAACTTTACATTTCAGCATCGAAAGAAATCTCTTGTACATTCCGTCTTTCGGGTTAACCAGATGGCACTCGTCGATGATGATATTCTGAAAATGCTGGAAAAGTTCCGGATGGTTGACTACGCTTCCGATAGTGGCGAAAGTTATTCTTGAAATCTCCTTTCGCCCGAATGAGGCAGAGTAGATGGAACAATCCAGAACACCATACGAACAGAGCTTCAGATAGTTCTGTTCTAGTATCTCCTTACTGGGCTGAAATACTAGCGTGTGCCCTTCAAGACGGCTGGCGATGTCGGCTATCACAAGACTCTTGCCGGCTCCGGTAGGCAGTACCATGATGGCATTGTTCTTCTTGGCCCTGTTAGCAAAGAAGCTGACTGCAGCATTACTGGCCTTCTGCTGGTAATCCCGTAAAACATAACTCATAATCCTTTCTCCTTACTCAGTTTGTCTCCCAAAGCCTTGTAATACTTGGTGAGTTCTATTAATTCAAAATCAGTCCATTTCTTCGCCTGGCTTGCTCTCCATGCCAGCTTGTCGAAGCGTTGCTGACCGATTTTTGATTTCAAGTTTTTCTCGTAATGTATCAGATGGTCTGCGCTGAAACGGTTGCACGCCCGGCACTCTGCGTGGGCATTGTCCTCGTCAAAGCGTGTAGCCATGTGGCGGCGCGAATGGAAGTGTCCGCAATCTGCCTGTTCGTATGGCTTTATCTGGGCGCATGAGATACAACGGAAATACCCGTTCGGCATACAATCACGAAGCCGGATATAGCGGCTGAAAACTTTGTCGAGTTTGGCCACTAAATCCGGCTTCTTTTTAATCTTGATACCTGCCTTATCGAATAACGGCAAAGGCTTTTCTTTCTTCTTTTTAGGTTTCTTGATGTAATACATATTTATAAAGCCTTATAATCATTCATACTACCCCAATAACCATATATTTCTTCATCACTCTCACCATTAAGCCGAGCTTTTTCTATTTCTTTATTCATGCTATGTGAAAGACCAGTCAAATCTCCTGAAAGACTTTCGAATGACGAACATTCTTTCGTACTATTTCTGCGTATTTTGTGTGTAATGTATTTTTCAATACTGTTGAATATTGGATTATCCTTTTCAGACATTCTTAAAGATATATATCCATAATTGAATGTAAATGGAGTATTTAACTTTTCATATGACTCTCTGTCTTTTATATGCTTATACATCATTTCAACCGGAAAAGTCATTGGCAAGCGTTCCTTCTTAATCATTATGGCTATCGCATCATATAAAGCCTGTTCTTGATCTGTCAGCTTAAACCAGTTGATATTCTCAAAGCACCACATGATATAACCAATATGAGTAAGTATGATATACTTTATCTCTTGTCCTTTGTATTTCCCAAATGTTAATTTCCGTTCTTCTTTCATAATAATTCCATTATTGGTTGTGGACGCAACGGGAATCGAACCCGCCCAACCATCACGGTTTTACTTGCTCATATATTAGCTAATTCAATGGGACAAGTGTATGGAGATATTGCGCAATTACTCCATACTAAAGCACGTCCTGTGCTTGCGCCCGTATGCCCGTCTTTCCGGGCGTTTATTCATGCTATTTCGTTATTTTTAAAAACTCAGGGGCAATTCCATAAAGTGGTGTACGGCCATCCCATTTATCTATGAATTGCTTATAGAGTATTTCTTTAGTCAACCCACGTGATTGAATGATAGCCTGTTCTGTTTTTAATTGCTCCAATTCGTTGCGTTTCTTCTGCTCTGCAATCTGCTGGTCTAATACAGATATATTGGTATTCACCTCATTACGACTATCAATCTTCTCACGCACAGCCTTTGAAAATTCAAGCTGTGCAGAAAAAGTCAGCAATTGAAGCCCTCTTTTCTCAAATTCTTTATCCACAATCTGCTCCAACCGCTTTTCAAAAAGAAGAGAACCACCGTCAGCCATTAAACTGTCTGTCTTGTGCTTACGGCTTTCTTCTTTGATTAAATCATAAATACGAGGTTCAAGTATATTATCTTCAAGGCTTTGCATAAACCCGTCTTTTCCTGATTCTGTATCAGCTTTATCTATATGTTTGTTATCGAATACAACATCTATAGCTCTATTCTTGATAACTTTATAAGAATAAGTAGGACGTGCGTTAAATTCAGTGTTATCAGCAGCCTTCAATGTGACAGGTTCAGCAAATTCCCCTCTTTGGTCAAACAATGGAACTTGAAACAATTCAGTGCCCCATTCCCAAGTGGAAACTTTACCGGACACTACCTTAAAATCCTCTTTTCCTTGCTTCCCATAGTTCTCCATTAGAACACCGGCATAATTAGGGGCTACTCTTTCGCATGAAGCAAATACCACTAAGGTCATACAGACCAACATTAGATTAATCAATCTTTTCATTCTTCAAATTTTTAATTAGTTTATAAACGAAATAAATCACTGTGGCTGATATTATTACCACGCCCAGCCAAGCGTTGAGGTGATTGAATATTCTGTTTCCGATAGATACTCCGACTACCAGAAACAGAATTAAATAAATTTGCTTTCTCATTGTTACACCTCAATGATTACGATGTCAGGTGCAACACCTTTGATTGCTTCAACCTGTTTGTCAATCACCTTATTCTTGTATTCTTCAATGGCCTCATTCGCACCGGCAGAAACCAAAGAAAGGGAAACTTCCCGCCCATCCACATCGGCGTAGATTTCAACTTCGATTTCTTCACAGGCAAAACCTTTGAAAAGAGGGATATTCAGTTTGAACGATTTTGGCAGATTGGAATCAACCACTTGAGAATAGTTATCCGTCTTGTTCCCGTTTTCCTCTTTGCTACGTTCTATATCCTGATTCACTTTCGCCTTGAAGTTCTTCAAAGTGGAAACCAGCATCATGTTCTCAGACTTATCCTTGAAGAAGGCACGGTGCATCTTGAAGAACTGGGACAATTTGATAGGTTCCCATTTCCTTTCCGCATTGATACCGAACTCCTGCATTTCCTTTGAAGCCTGTAAAACTCCACTAATTACTGTCTGGTAATAATTGGTTTCATCAATAGTCAAAGCCAGACACATCTTATCACGGTTCACAATGATATTGGCCGATTTCTGATTAATCAGTTCGACACGCTTTTCCAGCCATCTGAAGGGTGCTTCTATCGTTCCATTGATAACTACTCTCTCCGGTTCTTTCGGGTCAAGGGCTACGGATGCTTTACCTTCTCTCAATACTACTTCGATGGGGGTACCATTGTACTCTTTCGGTACTACCAAATTGATTTTGTTTTCACTCATGATTCTGTTCCAGTTTTACGGTTAATACTAAATACTGTCTTCTGCATTTCTTGTGGCATGATTGGGCGGCTATAAACCAGTTCACCTAACTTGTTGTAGAATCCTACCATCTTTTCTTTATGGTATAGGAATTTTGCACATTCTTCATTCTCGACGAACTCCGAACCTCTTTTGATGTGGTCCAAAAGTTCCTGCTTTTCTTCATTCAAAGGCTTCAATCGTTCTTTGAAGCTTTCCATAGCCTCTTTCTTCTCCAACTCAACATCGTTGATGGTGATTGATACCTCGGCCAAAGTCTCTTTCTTCTGAGCCAGTTCTTCGGGGGTGAATCGGTGAGTATATCCGATTTTCTCTACCGCATCGGCGTTGTCCTGAAGGAACTGCCATCGTTCCTGTTCAGGGATGTCTTGTCCTAAAAATTTGTCCATAGTCAAATAAACTCTTTGTTACGTTCGATTTAATTTATTATTCAAACTTCCAACAATATCCACCAGCAGTTTTTCTTTTATGATAACAGCAAAGTGAAATATTTCGGTAATCTACACCAGTATCTCTATAAGCATCCATCAATGTTAAATGGCGTTTTATCAAAACTCCATTTTTATCCAATTGAAGAACCACCTTTCCTTGCGATATAGCTCTACGTCTTTTAGCTGTACCGTAATTAAGATTGTAAGCATGGCTACACCATTCAAGATTTCCTACATTGTTGTTTGTTTTGTTTTCATCTTTATGATTTACAACTGGATAATTATGAGGATTAGGCAAGAAAGATTCAGCCACTAAACGATGAATGTTTACTGTATGAATACTTCCATCTTTGAATAGATTTACGCATCTATATCCACATCTGTTTTGTGGTTTCAAAATATGTGGTTTCTTTTTCATTAACTCGCCATTTTGAAGCCTTACATGACTGCATATAGATTTAACCCGTCCCATATCTGATACTTGATATAAACCTTCATATCCGGATATATCTTTCCAATTCTCACCCATCCCCATAGCTTAGAAATTCTTTATCTTTTTCTATCTCTTGTTGAATATGTAATAGAAACTCATTCTCGTTAGGACTTGGTAAATATATTCCTGCTTTAGCACTAGAATAATTCCGAAATCTTTCAATAGCGAGAGTCATTTCTCCCGTACTCAGTTCAGACGAGCTTCTCAAAGTTTTTATAATCTTTCCTTTTTTGTTCGTCTTTTCTTTCTCGAATATATCCCTATTACATAACCTCTTGAAAATATCGATTTTAACTTCCTCTACACTATAACCTGTTTCACTTGCGAACCAATTTAGAAGCAAATAGAAGTATCTGTTCTGGGCGAGCGTGCGGTTGGGCAGCTTCTTTCTCACTTCCACAACCGCCCGCTCCTGGAACAGTTTGTTTACATAAGCCTTGAACTTGGGTATATCGTATTCATTCTTCAGATTGAATATGCTCATAGGCTAGAACGGTAAGTCATCTTTGGGATTTCCATTCGCATCTACATCAGGTGGAAACGCCTGTGCCATGGTTGGCGTTTGTGTCGGTGACGGTTGCTGTGCTGGCACGGATGCTGGCTGGTGCATTGGCTGACGGCCTTCCAGTTTATAGCAGCGGATGGACACCATACGTTTTAGTTGTCCGTCCTGATTTGTCCATTCCCGACCTTGCAAGGCAAAGGAAACCGTTATTACGTCACCGGTTCTGAACTGGTCAAGTTCGGCACATTTGTCACCACTTACTTCAAGTGGCAGGACGTTCTCGTACTGGCTCCGTTCACCTGTGTATGGGTCATGGGTCGTAGCATCGAGTAGAAACTCACGTTTCAAAAACGGGTTGCCACCGCTCTTGGATGGGATTTCTTGGGGCTGGCCGATATAGACCAGCCGCCCGGTTATCTGATTACTCATTTATGATACTTTTAATGTTATACTTCCACATACAGGCGTATCTACAAGATACTTGTCATAGACACCTGGATAATCTCTCTCAAAGGCTTCACGGTCAAATGTCCTTCTGATGGAATCTTTCTTGCGGATGAAAGAGACGCTTTCACCTTTCCATGAATAAGCACCCGCCTTGACCATTTCCTTCATCACACCGTCCGTAAGCTCCTTCTTGCGTTCCGACCAATATTTCGCCTGCTCGGTTATCTCTATGATTGAATCCTCCATTTCACGGTACTTCAAAGGCATGTCAGTCTTAACCGAAGGTACGGCATAAGGGTTTATGAACTTGCGTCCCTCTATTTCGGCTGAGAGCAGTTCAAGGATGATACCGTCATGTATGCGTTCCACTTCCAAAAGTTCTGAAATGCTTCCCCTCAGCCAGATGGCGAACAGCCTTACGGCTTTGCATCCGGGGTTCTGCCTTTCAAACAAATAAGCGTAAATGGACAGCTGCCACCTTACATACTCCTTGTCGAGCTTGTATGTTGTCTTGATGTCACCCAATGAAAATTCGCTGTCACTTTCCCGATATACCTTGTCAATACAGGAAGCGAAGTGCTCGTTGTCCGATACAAGGTATTCGCTCGCTTCATATTGAAGCCCGTAACTTTCTTTTATTTTTTGATAGTTGCGGGCTTCCTCGCTTTCGTGGTCAATACCCAAATCATCCACGAGTTCGCAGACCTCATGCACGAAAGAACCCCTTTCGGCTGCCCTTTTCATTACAAATTTGGGAACGCCCGAATACTTGTCCGGGAACAGTTGCCTCTCAATTATCCCGGTAATGCCTTGCAGGCACACGCCTTCGGGGGTGGTGTAGGTATGTGTGTCCTTGTCGAAAAGGATACTTGATTTAATTAAATCCATTTTTTAACGAGTTTTTTTTTCTTGTTTACAATATCAATGAATCTTCTGTCACCTTGCAATACGGTATAGTTCTGCCATATACTTTGCAGGGTTTCCACGGTCTGCGCGGCGTTCACCTCCTGCTCCGCCATCGCGAAATAGTCAGTTTCTTCAGGTGTGGTGACATCCGGGTCTTTCGGCTCTTCGGTGGGGATAAGGAACATTTGCAGCAACGAATATTTCAGCGCGATGCTCATTGCCTTGTTCATACCCTTGTCCCCTGAATCCATCGCTTCTCCGACATTCACCGTCTCAACACAACTGCCGTCTGTAGTTATATACCTGAACTTGACTGTCGCCCTTGTGAATGTATTTGTACCGCCGGATTTCGTCGGCCTGTTCTCTGTAGTAAACCCCTGAACTTCCTGCAGGATGAACACTTCGTTCTTGGCAAACAGCTCGTGAAGTTCGTTCATCACATTGTCTATGCCCCTGAACTTGAATCCCTGCTGCTGGTTCTTCTCTGATTTTGTAATGGCTTTCGTCTCTCTGAGAATGCTGGCCATCTTCCCGTAAATAAGTTGTCCTTCCATAATCGTGTATTTTAATACATCAATTTTGCATGTTTTATCACGTCCCAGGCATTACAAGCCCATCTACTGTGTGGCACGCCTTCTTTGGTCTTGTATCTTATCCTTCCGGATTCGCACAACTCTTTCAGCCTTTTGAGACCGCCTACTATCGAAGCTGCTTCGTATTTCCCGAAAGACTTGTTGTTTAAGACGATTTTCAATACATCTTCGTTTATCATAAGCATTTTATTTTAAGCAGATAATTGCCGAAAAACCCGGATACTCTGTTGCTGATACCCGGTATTTCACGTCCATTTTGTTTTTAAGTGTCCCGATCAAGCGGAGGTCACGATTGCGGCGTGATGCTTCCAGCTTGATTCCGTTGTGCCGTTTCCTGTCATAGGGAACCTTGTAAATATCCCCCTTCTTCATTTCGTCAAAAAGACGTACTGTCTGGTAGTTTTCGTCTACTGTAATTTCTCTAACCATAGTTTAAGTATTTGATTGTTTGCTGGCAGAACGGGACTTGAACCCGTGACTTCCATGCTAACCCTTACATGGCGTTCTACCGCCTGAACTATCTGCCAATGAAAATACCGGACTTTCATAGCCCGGCATCTACCCATTTTCAAACCATAAAAACTAATCTACTAAGCCAGCTAATGACTTGACCATGTTCTTGAAGTTGTCAAACTTCGATTCAATCTTTTTCTCTTCTTCCATGTAATACAGCATTGATTTTTTGTATTCCTCTGATTCGCGTTGTAGATTCTGTGTGTATGCCACGAGTTCATCATGCGTCATACCCTGTAATTCCTCATTTGTTTTCATGTCTATTCTTTTTAATGTTATTGATTTCGGTTTCTATCTCCTTGTCGAACAGCTCCCGTCTGTCCAGTTCCCTTGAGCGTGCCGTCAGAATGGCACTGATGTCCGCAAATTCATCACAGATGCTTTTTATTGTTTCTTGCAGCTCGTTCATTGTCCAGTCTGTTTGCGATTGAAAAACCAGTGATTATAAACCCGACAAATCCTATCCAGTACATAGCAGACAGGTCTTGATTGAAGTGCATTACCAGAACGGACAATGCACAGAGAAAAAGTAGTATTTTCATAACCGTGTGTATTAAATATCGCTCCCGTGGGCGTTCCGGTGGTTGCCTTACTGCTTATCAAAGGTCTGGTAAGCCACGGGTATATATAGTTCATGCTGGTGTCTAATCAGTGAAGATTGTCTTTGTAGCCGACCTACGGCCACCTGCAATCGTATAAGTCGTTTTTGTTCTCACGGTGATTAATGCGCTGCGTTCGCCTATTGTCAGTCCCTTACTCACATCCTTTTCACCGTGCCGCTATCGCTACTCAGTCGAACCCCTTTTGCGTTAGGTGTAGCGGTACACCTAAAATTTTCATCATGTCAAAGAACCAATCAAGTAGAACCCTGCCCGATTCTCGCTATCGGTTGCCGTTCAGTCCGTCAGCAGGGTAGGTGAGTTACCAGCGTGTAACTGCCATGCCTTGTGATAACTGAAGGCTGATGTAGTCCATGCCATCATCTTCAGGCAGGTTGTATTCTTCAAGAAGGGCTTCGTATTTGTTCACCTCTTCAGTAAGTACTTTGATGTATTCTTGCTTGCTGTCAGCATTGAAAGCCCTGCATAAAGTCTCTTCATCTGCGTTGTAGGCGAAGTTCAAGTCTTTGTACAGCCCGTCAAGTTCTTCTTCGATTTCGTGGCGTGTCATAGTCATGCGATGTTTAAAAGGTTGTCAAATTTTATATTTCCATTGATAGCCACCAGCCGTTGTCGTTTTTCCGATACAGCAGCAATAGATGTTTGAAACACTTACACCTGTTCTTCGTGAGGCTTCATTCAAGCTCTTATGTTCTGCTATAACTTCACCATCTATAATCTGCAAACATGCTTTTTGATTGTACATTGGTTTGCCATTTCTCAGCGTCTTGTGATAATGTTCTGTATTTTCGTGTGGTGTACACCATTCAAGATTTTCTAATCTATTATCCATTTTATCGCCATTGATATGATTGATATACTCTTTTCCTTTTACCTTTTGAAGAAATGCTTTTGCCACAATCCGGTGGACACTCTTTGTATAGCCAATTCCATTCTTATATATCGTTACCATGGCATAGCCATTTCCATTTTTTGATGGTGTAATTTCTTTGAATATTCTACCATCAGAAGAGACGAAATAATCTGTCTCTTCTTCATTGTTTGATTCGAGAACTATTCTTTTTATATCCATTATGCTATGTTCAATAAGTTGGCTTTTTTAAATGATCGCCAAGATTGTTTTTCGGTATCAAAGTATATTGCTACTGTGTCATTCTTCTTTCTGCTTTCACCTGATGTGGCTGGTATCAGATTTTCTTTCAGCGTGCCGTAGGCTTCACGAACAGAACCATCTACCTTTTTGAAGTAGAACTTTACGATTCTTTGCTTCATTGCAGCTTTCAGCTTCATGTTTGCCCAGGCGCATTTCATTGCTTCACTCATTGTAAATCCATTACGTTTTACAAAAGTCCACGCCATCAGCATGACTTCTTTTAATTGGTTCTTGATTTTTGTACTCATAATCGTGTGGGGTTAGTTGTTTTTTACTATATTTGTTTCGTATCAAAGTTTCGATATGCAAATATAGTATCTAAAAAGAAACCAACAAAAGAAATACTATCTTTTTAGATACCATGCAACATTGTTTAACAATTAAGAGCCTTAATACATTATTATATGAAGAAAGAGAACTGGACGTTTGGATTAAGCATAGCCTCAATAGTGATAAGTGTTACAACATTATGGCTTTGCAAAATGGATATAAAGCCTTATGATACTGATGGGGCGAGTTTGTCTATTGCTGTATTGACTTTGGTTGTAACCATTTATATGGCAATCCAGATTTACAATGCTTTTATATTGAAAAAGGAAATCAAAAAATCAATCAGAAAAGATATTGAGGAAAATTCGAATAATGTTCTATACCACAGCATGTACCTCACATTCTTTTTTCAGGGAGTAAACGAGCAGAGAAAGACTCATAGCGAAGCTGCGTTATATTATCTATTTAAGAGTATGGAGTGCTTAACAAAAACAAATATTGACAAGGACAAAATGGATGAAATTATAATGAAAATCAAGATTATACACAAAGACTATCCTGTGAAATTGTCTAAAGACGATGTATTTGAATACAAAAGAATTATACTACTTACTGATATAAAAGAGAAAAAGGAGGTTATGAGCATACTTGACGATATGGAAACCAAGGTTTAATCTACTCCGTGATGCCTTCGCAGCCACTGTACAAAAGGATGATGGCTTGTGAGTGTATCCGAATAATCGAAACCGTCTTCATCGTATGGTATAGACAGTAGAATAATTCCCAATGCAATGAGCATAATCATAGTGAATATAAAAAGCACAAAAAAGATGTTTACCCAGACCTCTGAAGCTATCAATAAACCGATAAATGAGATTAAATCAGCTATACATAATATAATGTGGAATGTTTTCATATCGTTTTTTATTTAGAATATCATTTCAACCTTATTCAACAAGAGAATGGAGGCTCTACAATAGCTTATCAAAACACCCACAATAGGTACGAGCTATCATGGGTGCATATATTAAACCTCCTCGGAGGAATGTTTAACTAGTTGTTCCTGTAACATCTCGTACTTGTTACGGATACAAAGATAGTATCTTTAATGATACTATCAAGTGAAATTATAACTAATTATGGGAAATTCTGTAAAAGAACGGTTTTATGAAACCATGGAAGCCCTCAAACTCACCGACTATAGGGTTTATACAGACGTTGAGGGTATCACGAAAAATATGATGGTAAAATTAAGAAATGGTGAAACAAATGAAGTTTCCACAAAAATACTAATGCCATTCCTTTGTAAATACTCTGATGTTGATGCTAATTACATTTTAACCGGTCGTGGAACACCTTTACGCACACCTGAAGTTACTCAAATCTTCCATCCTAAGGGAGTTGAAAAAACAGAGGAAGAAGGAATAATAACCCTTTATGACGTAGAAGCTGCTGCAAATCTGAAATCTCTGTTTGATAATAAAGACCAGAATATCCTTGGACAAATTAATATTCCAAATATCCCCAAATGCGATGGAGCTGTTTATGTCAAAGGGGATTCCATGTATCCATTACTTAAATCTGGTGACATCGTAGCATATAAGGAGGTACCTTTAGAAATGAGTCATATTTTCTTTGGAGAAATGTACCTTGTGTCAATAGATCTAGATGGAGATGAATACTTAACTGTAAAATACGTCCAGCATTCAGAAAAAGGTGAAGACTGGATAAAACTGGTAAGTTACAATCAAAACCATCAGCCAAAAGATTTTCCGTTATCTTCTGTGAGAGCTATGGCTTTGGTAAAATTGAGTATTAGAATGAACACAATGAAATAACGAGATTAAATTACATAAACTAATCCAATAATGTTATGAAGAAAACATTTTTACCTTTATTTGCTTTAACCATTTGTCTTGCTTCGTGCTCAAAAGAAGATGGTAATTTAACAACGGAACAAATCAAGCCATTACCACAATTAGATAATATAAGTCTAAATTACCATAATTCAGACCAAGAAATAGAGCTGACAAGGGATATTGAAAAAGAAGGAGCAATATTAACAGTTAAAGATGATTCCTATTGGATTTCAAAATTAAAATTAAACGGAAACAAAATTACATTTACAGCTTTAGAAAATCAAGATATAGAAGTAGGACACAGGTTTGATACGATTCTTATATCTATTAACGATGTAAGAATTGGAAGTATATGTGTTTCACAAGCAAGAAAGCCAATAAGCCCAGAACGTCTTCAGTGGGCAGTGTCTAATGCAATGTATAGACATAAAGCGTTATGCGAGTCTGGATTGTCTGGGAAAGAAATAACCCAAGCAATATACGACCTCGAAAAAACAACAAATGGGCAGGATTCTTATAAGAATTATCCTGCTTTCGCACATTGTATCGAAATGAATCACGACCCGGAGAATAACATGGAATGGCATCTGCCGTCATTAGATGAAATGAGAGCCTACGCACAAGGGCAATCATATATAAACACACCTTTGAGGAAGCACAACTATTGGTGGAGTGCAACAGAAAATAGCCTAAACGGAAACGCTTATAATCTTTACTCGGAAAGTACTGCATCAAGAGGTGCCGTAGATAAAGGAGGAGACTGGTGGGTTATGGCATTCAGAAATGGGAAAATGGAGGAATAGCCATGAATAAGACGCTACTATTTGCACTATTCTTATCACTTACAAGCTGCGGAGGAAACAGGCCATCCCAGGAACAGAAGGATAAGGCTGACAGATATGTTCAGAGTCTTGTGGATGCCGATATAGGAATCTACAAAGGCGAACTGACCGACGCGAACTTTCTAATCCTTGCAGTTGATGCTTATTCTGGAGCAAACTTTGATGCTTATGCACGTACATACCTGGAAGAAGCACAAGGTAAAGGACTGGAGATAAAAGGAGTCTATATTGTAGACATCAAGAACTGCCAGTTCGGCGATGGCTGGGTATCCGGTGACAGGATAGGGAAGGCATTCAAGTAGAAAAAAATGTTCTAATGAGTATCCTTATTCAGCTTAAATTTAATTATAAACAACTGATACACAGTGGTTTTATATTATTCTTAGATAATCATTCGTAATGAGTAAGTCGCGGGTTCGAGTCCCGCTTTCGGCTCCGACTTAAAACCGCTTATTCCATGGTGAATTAAGCGGTTTTTCTGTTTTCTATACTCATATTAAACACCCAGTACTATATTGGCGTCAATATTCAATTTCTGGCTGATTTCGCGGGCTACTTTCAAGGTCGGTTCACATTTACCGGAAATATAATCACTCAAGCGTGAAGGACTGACTCCGATTAATTTTGCTAAAGATTTCTGATTAAGTCCCATCTCATACATACGAAGTTTGAGGACATCAACCAGCGTTGGTTCTCCCAGTGCGAAATGCTCCTCAGAATAATCTGCAACGAGATTAGAAAGTAATTCTAACTCTATACTGTGAGGATTATCCAGAGGGGTTTCATCTGTAACCAGTGGAAGTAATTCCTCAACTCTTTTTACTGCCCAATCGTATTGAGCTTTTGTTTCTATCTTTGTCATGGCTCTTGGTTGATCGGTAATTGCCGATTCTGTTTAA